CGTCAGCCCGCTCCACCTCGATAGCCACATCGACGTCGTCAGCACCCTGGCCCACCCTCACCTCGACATCAGGCGCATTGCGGACCTCGATCTCAGGGTCGAGTGGCTCGCCGTCGCGGTCCAGGCGTGGCGTGGATCCGAGCTGAACGCCGTCCTTCCAGTACGTCGCACCGACTCCGCGCTTCAAGAAGACCGCAGAGCGCGTGTCGTCAGGATTCGTGCCCATCTGCATAGCGAACTTGGTGGCGTTGCGAAACAGATCAGCGTCGAAATCTGCACTGATGCCGAGTGCCGGGTTCGGGTCGACCATGATCAACCTGCCAGGTTAATCGAGCCCCAGTACGACGCGGAGTCGAACAGGCGCGTGCTGAAGGCGTCGAGCACCATGACATGCGTGGATTCCGAGCTGGAGCTGTCGAGGTCGTCAAGGATGTGATCCTTGGTCGCGCGCAGCTGCTTGAGCATCTCCGCCATCACAGTGGCCGAGTTCTGCTGCTCATACTCCACCGGACCGGCCTTGGCCCGGAAGCCAGCGTTGGTGTTCAGGATTTTGTTCCTGAGAATGCGGATGCCCGCATAGAGCACGATCAGCGCGACGTACTTCCGGTCCAGATCGGCCGACGAGGAGGTCTCGTTGGTGACGATTCCATCCTCGTCGGCCACGTATCCAGTCAGGAAGCCATCAAGCTTCGCCTCCCAGAAGGCGTCAGCCAGGTAGGCGGCCAGCTGGTCGTCCGTAACGTCGGCGAACAGCGTGGATCCGAGCGGCGTCACCTCGCGACGCAAGGAGTCCGCGAAATCAGCAAGATCCACACTCATGCATTCCTCCTCGGGTTACTAGGACCATCGGCTGATGCTCCTGCCCGATTCGTCAGCGGTAGTTCTCCGAGCGACCGCTCTGTCGACGCGGGTTTCCCGTTCCGTTGGTGACCGTGTTGTTGGTGGCCCCAAGATTGGGCCGGTCACTCAGGAAGCTCTGCAGGGCGGGATCGTTCGAGGAGATGCGCACCTCGCCACGAACCTCTTCAAGCCGGGACTCAAGTCGGCGGTACCGCTTGATCGAAATCTCGGTCTCCTCGGCCAGCTCGATCATGCGCCGGACGGTGGCGACCGACGTGATGGTGTTCAGCCACTCCTCCCAGGCGATCTCGCTGCCGGTGTTGAGGATCTTCAGGATCTCCTCGTCCGACAGGGCGTTGGGGTTCGACTCCACGGTCACGCTGTCGGGAACGATGACAGGACGGAACGCGCCGTTGAGGAACGGATCGTTCTTGCGGTCCTTGATCTTGTCCTGGGTGATGATGCGCTCCTCAGTGGTCAGCTTGAAATGCCGACGACCGAGGATGACCTCATCCTTCTCCTCGCCGCGAGGATCCAGGCGGAGGATTCCCCAGCCCTGGTTGGAGATGGACTCCCACTCCTCCAGGAACTTCTTGTCCTCTTCGGTGATGCTTCCAGCCATGACGGTGCTCCGTTTCAGTTCCAGGTACTACAACAGTTCCTATTGATACTTCGGATGTGCGTCGATTCAGATGAATGTCGGTATAGCCTGTTGGCGCTGGCGTGATGCCAGGTCAGTCGGCGTGATGCCGAGAATCAGCCCGTGATGGGCGCACATGAAGGAGGGCGCTATGCCCAAGGAGTACATCAACGACGAGAGCTACGGCCGGTACGCACTGCTCGACAGCAGTGATCAGGAGGAGCCGACTCGTCATCTCATCAGTGACGCAGCCCTGAAGATCACCTGGGGTCGCGATACGGAGACGGTTCAGCTGGCCGTCGTAACCGACGACGATCGGGACGGCATGGAGTCGCAGCACGTGACCCTCGATCGCAAGGGCCTAAACACGCTGATCAGGCTTGCGCGAACCGCACGAGACTCGGCCTACGGCAAGGACGAGTAGCAGGGCCGAGGCCCCTCCGGCTCGTTACGTCGGAGGGGCCTCTTTGCGCGTGGCCGGGACTCGAACCCGGATCTCCCGCCTCAAATGACGGGCGCTCTGCCATTAAGCTACTTCCGCTCGCTACTCGTGAATACATCGGGATAGCCGAGTCGTCCTTTCGCGAGTATCCCTGGCAGGAATCGAACCTGCGCTTCCCGCTTAGGAGGCGGGCGCTCTATCCGCTGAGCTACAGAGATGAGAGCCCCGACACGGGTTGAGACCGTGTCGGGGCCATGGCAACCTCATCAATCCGAACGATAGCAGATCAGGGTCGTCGGACAAGCGGAATGAGCAACAGCAGTGCGATCAGAGCCAGAAGGATGATCTGCAGCCAGTCGCGAGCTTCCGCGTTCATGACACTCACCTCCCCTCCCAAGAAAGGCAGGAGCCCCGCTGATTGCTCAGCGGGGCTCCCGTGGCAACCCTCATCGAGGGATACCTTACTCGTCTCAGAGGCTGGAGTCGATCAGCAGCTGAGCACGCTCGGGGTGGTGCACCATGATGCCGGTGTCCCTCCGCGCGAGGTAGTGCCAGTACCAATTATCGAGCTCCATGAACTCCTTGGACTTCAGGCCGCCGAAGAACGCGAACTTGCCGGTGTCACGGGCCATGACCCAGAGCTCGTTGTTCGGGATGTAAGGAACGTTGTCCTCATCCTTGTAGTTCTTCAGGGTGATGATCCGAGCGCCCTTGTAGACGCCGAACATGCCCTTCTGGCGGATCTCCTCCAGGGTCTCGTTGCCGTAGCCCGTGAAGTTGGCGATCTGGTTGACGACCTGCGGTCGACCAACGATCACAACCTCACCGGTCAGCGACTCGTCCTGGACCCGAGCAATGGCCGCGTCCAGCGCGGACTGGCTGATGCCAGCAGCGGTGGTCGTGTACGTCGGGTTGAGGGCCTGCTTGAGGACCGTGTGGATGCGGCGGTTAACCTCCGCGTCCATGCGACGGATCGAGAGGTCCCGAAGCGTCTGCGCCGACTCCGCGAAGGAGTTGACGAACTTGTCCTCGAACTCCCAGACGTGGACACCGAGCATGTCGCGAGGAACCTCGCTCATCTCGGCGGTCAGCTCGGAAGCCTCGATGTAGCCGCCACGGGCCATGTAGAAGGCCTTGAGGCCGGTGGACTCGCGAACGAAGACGCGACCATTGAAGTCCGTCCGCTCCGTCTCGATCCACTGGTCAACCAGCGTCTCGTAGTCGAAGCCGAGCAGAATCGACTCGGTCAGGTCCGCCGCGAACTCGGCACGCCACTGCGGGTCGTCCCAGTTCTCGCGAGCTTCCTTGTTCGCCGCCTCCATGATCGCAAGGCGGTCAGCGTTCTCCTCCTGGGTTCGCCCGAAGGAGTCCACCATCTTCTTGGTGTCACTCATGGTGTTTCTCCTCCCCTCAGAAGTTGAACCGGGCCTCAACGAGGCCGGTAGTCGCGTTGACCTGCTCGACGATCAGCCAGGCGGTACCACCGGTCGTGCCGGAGGTGGTGCCGTCCGTGACTCGCCACTGACCGCCACCGGCAGGAACGAGGCCCTGGCCGATGGTGACGGTGGACAGATCGGTGGTGACCATCGTGACGGCGTCGCGAACGCGGCCGTCGTAGAGGGTCTTCTGCGGCGTGTTCTTCAGCCAGACCTTCGCGCCCGGGCCGTGAACCATCTGGGCGTACTGGCCCAGCGGAACCTTGTCGTACGGGTCGTCGTAGACCGTGACGATCTGGTCGGACTTGAACGTGATGTGCTCGAAGACCGCGATACCGGCACCCTGGCCGGGAGCAACACCGTTGGTGGCCTGCTTGAGCTGGCCCGGGTTGGCGGAGTCGAGGATCACCGGCTCACCGATACGAATCGGAGTGCCAGTGGCCGGAACACGGAAGCGACCATCGCGAACGATGTTCTCGAAGGAGCGCATACCGAAGTTACGTCCGTAAGACATCAGCTACACCTCCTTCCTTACTTAAGACCCAGCACGGAGCGCCGGGGCTTCGGCTTGTCAGCAGCAGCAGAGTCCTGCTGCTCCTGCTCTTCCTTGGTCAGCGTCTCGGAGGTGCCGGTCATGGCCGAAGCCGTCTCGGTACCAGCGGCGCTGGGAGCAGCAGGCTTGAGCTGCTTCCACTCGTCGAGCTGCTCGACCCACGCGGCCTCGTCGAACTGCGCCCACTTGGACGCCTTCTCGGCCACATACTCGTCGGAGAACAGCTTCAGGTTCTTGACCTGCTCGCCGCGCTTCGACGCGATCTCGGCAAGCTTCGCCTCCTCCTCGGCCTTGGCGGCAGCCTCCTTGAGACCAGCCACCTCCTCCTCGGCAGACTTCAGCTTGACCTGCGCAGCGTCGAGCTCCTTGTTGAGGCGGTCGTTGTCGGCCTTCACCGACGCCACCTCATCCTCGAGCTCCTTGACCTTGTCGGCGGCGGCCTTGGCCTCATCCGACTTGGCAGCCAGCGCGGCGTCCGACGTCTTCAGCGCGTCGTCAACCGCCTTCTTGAGGAGCGCCTCGTGGGCCTCCTGAGAGATGTCGCTCATAGGGGGATTCGTCCCTCCCTCCGTGCTTTGGTTTTCGGACTTGGACACGTCCGGACGGCCGGAGCCGGAGGGATCGGACGTAGCAGACGCTTTCTCCACACACATAGGACAGATGTCCGAATCGTGCCGAGCCCCTTCGGGCTGGAAAGCCAGAAGATCGTCGTGCAGCTTGAGTGCGGCCTTTGCGTCCACGACCAGGACATCGGATTAGGACGTTCGGGAGTTTAAGTTCTGGACGCGTATCCAGAAATGCAGAAGGCCCCGGCATCCACCCGGGGCCTTCTTGGGGTCGCACGCGACCGCCTAGACGTATTCAGTGAATCAGTCCTCGCCGAACTTCTCAAGGCAGTCCGAACACTTCGAATAGCCCTGGCAGGCGAGATCGTCACCGC